TTAGATTCGTACTGACTTAGTCTAGGTGCTGATATCCCTATTGAATCAGCAAGCTCTGTTTGAGTTATTTTTAGGTTGTTTTCTCTTACTAACTTTAAATTATTCATTATTGGCTCCTTTCTATAACATTTTGTTATAAGATTATATTAATATAACATTTTGTTATTGTCAAGAGTTTTTATAACAATTCGTTATTAATAGTTGATTGATTTACGTTATTTGATATAATCATATTAACAATATGTTAATATGATTAAGGAGGTAAACTAGTGAAAAATGTTACATTTGGTGGGAGATTGAGAACTTTAAGAGAAGAGCTGAATCTGACTCAAACTGAGCTTGCTAAAAAATTTAACATGAGTCCACCTTCAATATCTCAGTACGAAAAAGATATTAGGTCGCCCGATTTTACTTTGCTTCTAAAATTGGCTGACTTCTTCGATGTATCCACAGACTACCTTCTTGGGCGCACAAATCTAAGAAATTATCCTGAAACTTTCGCTGCTCATACTGATGATGATATGAGTGACGAGGCCAAGGCAGAGTTGGAAAACTTTAAAGAGTTTTTAAAAATGAAATATGGTAAGTAAAATTTTCGTTTTTTCGTTTCAAGAAAATAAAAACGAAAAAATGCCTTGATTTCAAGGTTTTTAAAGTTTTCGTTTTTTCGTTTCAGGGAAATAAAAACGAAAAATACTTTTAAGGAGGGTTTATGAACGCAGACAACAAAATAGAAAAAATATTTAATATTCTAGAAAAAAGTCCTTTTTTTCTGAAAGAATCGAATAATATTGAGTTCAAGAAAAGTAAAAAAGGTTTCCCTTTAGATGCATTAGAAACTTACTCTTCCTTTGCAAATACCGAAGGCGGTACGCTTATTCTTGGAGTTACAGAGACAATTAAAGAAGGTAAAGTGGACTCCATTGAGGTAACTGGTGTTGATAATCCGGATAAAGTCATAGATGAATTCTATAACTTTGTGAATAATCCCAACAAAGTAAGCAAAAATATAATAAATGATAGAGATATTTTCGTTAGAGAGATTAATAATAAGCAAGTTATAATAATTGACATCCCACAGGCAGATTATAAAATAAAACCAATATACTTAAATGGAAGCAAGTACCACTGTTTTAAAAGAAACCATACAGGAGACTATAAATGTAGTGTAGATGAGGTCGACCAGATGATAGTAGATTCTGGGCCAAACTCTTTCGACAGTATAGTACTGAGTAAGTTTGATTCAAGTGATTTAGATATGGAAACAGTATGGAAATATAGACAGCGTTTTAACTCTCTGTCAACGCTCAGCAACTTCACTGAGTTAAATGACCACGAATTCCTAATAAAAATTCGAGCTCTTAGTAAAGATCGTAATGATAATGGGACTATTAAACCAACCTTAGCAGGCCTTTTAGTATTTGGTAAATATAGTTCAATTAGAGACTTTCTTCCTCATTATCACGTCGAATATATTGATAAAAGAAATTCAAATATTGATTATCGCTGGAATGATAGAATCATTTATGACGGTACTTGGGGAGAAGGAAACCTTTATAACTTCTTTTTTCAAACAATAGATAAATTAAGAAATTCTATAGAAAATAAATTTTCCATGGACGAAGATAATATTTCAAGAAGTGATGATGGTGATATGATTGTTGCTATCAGGGAAGCATTAGTTAATTCAATAATTCATTGTGACTTTAGAAATGACTATGGTATTAAGATTGTTCGACTGCACGATAGTGTCGTATTTGAAAATGGAGGAAATTTAAGAATTCCTAAAATTGATTTCTTTTGTGGTGGTCGTTCTGAGCCTAGAAATAACACAGTACAAGATATATTTAGGTATATTAAATTATGTGAACGAGCTGGCAGTGGAATACCAAAAATTATGGACGTTGTTGGAAAGTACTCACTCAAAAGACCTGGCTTGGATACAAGCAACAATATGATTAGATTTACATTGTGGGATACTAGCATTTCTGACAATGCATCTGATTTAGGTGAAATTGAAAAAGGTATACTCCAATTTATTTATGTAAATAAAAACGTAAAGAGATTTCAAATTGACAGCTATTTTGATATTGATAAATCCGAAACAATAAAATATTTAAATTCTTTGATTGAAAAAAAATATATCAAAAAAATTGGTAAATCTAGATCAACTACTTATATTATAAATAATGGCCTTGAATTTATTAAATATGACTTAATAGAAACTTTAAAAAATATGTTCTAACCTATTTGGATGGAGTATTACGTAGAAACTTATGTATGTATTGTATATTAATTTTTAGGAGGTTTGACTATGGGAATATTAGGATCAATAATGGGTAACGCATCACAAATCACAGTTGATGAAATTATCAAGAAGTATGGGGAACTCTTCTACGACGGAGAAAATGTAGAATGTGCTTACTCTTTAGTCAGAGACAAATTTATCTTTACAAACAAAAGACTATTATTGATAGACCACCAAGGGGTCACAGGTAAAAAGGTAGAATATCTTTCTTTACCATACAATAAAATCACCCAGTTTGCAGTAGAAACAGCAGGTCACTTAGACTTAGACGCTGAACTCAAAATATGGATGCCAGGACTAGCTACTCCAATCAAAAAGCAATTTTCAAAGTCAACAAATATCTATGAAATACAATCAGTACTTGCAAAACACGTGCTAGGATAATAAGCCTGAAAGCATTGAAAAATACGATTTTGTTAACGTCAACAAAATCGCAAATAAATAGACACAAAGGCAGGATATGCCAGTATTCTGCCTATTTTTATAATTACGCAAAGAACATACGTTCTTATTAAGGGAGGCTAAATGATAGAAAAAATATGTAAATACATAGAGGAGCAAGATATTTTAATCGATAACTGCCCTGAGCTTTCCAAGTTTGGAAAGGCTGCGCTATACTGCAGCGTCAAAAATAAAAATATAATACTTCTCTCACCTGAATTTTATAGCAGGCAAACTAATGAGCAAACAGAAATATTAGCTGAGGAATGCGGGCACTATGCTACTAGCTCAGGAGATACATTTACTGTCCCAGACAGCTACTCTGATAGGCTAGATATATCAAAAAGCGAGCGCAAGGCCACACTCTGGGGAGCAAAGTATTTTATTGATGAATCAGACCTTAAGAAATATATTTTACTCTCTACAAGTGTTGAGGAGCTGACAGACTACCTAGGTGCAACGGATAGGATGCTATATGATTATTTGTACTCGCTAAAATCTCAAGTACAATATTGGGAGATTACCGACACAATATCACTAGACTTATATAAATTGCCTAATTTAGTATTAATTGATAAAAATGAATTAGAAAAAGGAGTTGATATATATGAGGAACCCTAATGGATATGGCAGCATATACAAGCTATCAGGCAAGCGTAGAAGACCCTGGGCAGTCCGTAAGACGGTTGGTTGGGACTTTAATAAAGACACAGGAAAAACCAAGCCTATCTATGAGTTTGTAGGCTACTATACAACCAGGAGTGAAGCTATGCAGGCCTTAGCTAACTACAACGAAAGTCCATATGATATTGGGATAAGGTCACTTACATTTGAGGGTGTTTATGATAGATGGTCTAATATCCACTTTGATAATATATCCCAATCTAATATAAATGGATACAAGGCTGCCTATAAACTTTGTAGTACTATCAAAGATATGTCTTTTGCTGAAATTCGTCTTGATCACCTACAAAAGGTTGTAGATACTTCCGGTAAGAATACACCTTCACTCAAAAAGCTAAAGATCATGCTAGGACTCATGTATGACTATGCTGTCATACATGATATAGTGCCAGTGGAAAAGCGACAAAAAATTAAATATTTAGATATATCAAAGCCAGGCAATCCAAATGTCTTTAAAAGGTCTAGATTTAGCGACACTGAGATTAGGAAGGTTTGGAAAGTCAAGGATAATGACATCTACTATTCTGTAGTCCTCATGCTGCTTTATACAGGCCCGAGAGTAAGTGAGTTACTTGATGTGAAAAAGGAAAATGTAAACCTAAAAGAAAAATGGTACTTCATTCCCAAGTCTAAGACTCAAGCAGGCATCAGATACGTACCAATTCCGGACAAGGTTCTACCTTTCTTTGAATATTGGATGACAAGAGAGTCAGAATATCTGATATGTACCCCTGATGGCAAAAAAATGACCTATGATAAATTTTACAGTACACACTGGAAGAAAATTATGGCAGCCTTGGAAATTAAACACACACCTCACTGCACAAGATACACAACTATCTCCAAGCTAACTGAGGCTGGTGTAGATGATAGGATAATCAAGCAAATTGTAGGGCATCAAGGAAAGGATGTCACAGAGATAGTCTATACAGACATAGACATGAGTGTAAAGTTAGAAGCAATCAATAAGATCTAGGAGGAAATATGAATAGGAGTAAATATATAGATGTTCATAGAAAAAACAACTATGATAGGCTTGAGATTCTACTACCAAAAGGTCAAAAAGAAGTCCTATCGTCTGTGTGTAGTAGCCTTAACATATCATATATTAGAACACTTATAGCAAGTGATATACAAGACGATAAATCGGTCATACTATCCAAACCAGATATATCTAACGAGGTGAACACTGCTCTACTAGATAAGTGGCAAATACCAAAAAAATATAGACATATGATAGAATTTGCCAGCTACTCAAAAGAAGATGGATATTTTGTCAAATTGAAAAATGGATATATTAACGACCTCACTAATACAAAAGTAATACATGTATATAAACTGGATAAGCTTAGACTGGCCATTAATAAAAGTCATGAGGTATAAGAATTAAATGGTATCGTAAAAAGAAACTAGTCAACCGGATGACACATTTTTAGGCCTGAAATTTTGTTACTAACGTGTTACTAGCTTGTTACTAACGGAGATAAAAGTGCACGATTTTGTACGAACGTATTCAAAGATTGAAAATACCTGCAAGCATTGAAAAACCCCGAACATATTGAAATGTCGGGGTTTGATAATTGTCTTGAAATTTGGGTTTTGTTATCTCTTGCATAGTTTGAAATGGCTTAATTCCAATACTTTCAAAAAGATTTGTTACTTACTCGTTAATTGTATAAACTCTTTTAGCCTTACTAACAGTGATTTTTACGATACTATTCTTTTATATTGTATCATAGCTTCATCTATAATATCTTTTATTAGTGGGAATTTATCTGCTTCACCTAAAATTGAATTAATAGAGTGCTTTGGAATACTCAATGTCTCACACAAGGATAAAATAGTGTAAACACCTTCTAATTTTGTCATAACTATACCTCCAAGGCTTCCTGTATATCTTCACTAAGCAACAACGGTAATTTATGACTTCTTACTAATTCAACTGCCTTATCATATTGGATACGTCTAATTCCCTTGTATGATGTAACACCGAACTGTCTTCTAATTTCTGAATATATATCAGCAAATACCCTACTTCTAAGGCTCTTATCATTATATGCATCACTCCTATAGCCACCTAGACACTCAGTTGCCCTTTTCTTGACCTCTTTATTTAGACAATCGCACTCAACAGCAAACAACGGCATATGTTCCTTGAACTCTGTTACACTATTATTTATATCTGATATTTCTTTTATTAATTTCTGTTGTTGTCTATCCAAGTGAAATATTGCTTGAATCTCTCTAGACAATCCATCTTGCATATAAAATCCCTGTTTCCTGATTGATGGCAATACTTCTGATGTTACCCAGTCAGTAAACTTTTCTGCCTGTGGTTTTCTGCTTTGGAATATCAGCTTATATAGATTTGGTTCATTTATAAAATCTGCCTTTTGATTACCTCCAGATGTAAGGATGTCATTAGTAGTGACCCCCTTTTCATTCAATCTTGTTTTTGCTTGCCTTGAATTACTTATATCTAGCACTCTGCAAATATCTGCTAGCATAAACCAAGGTTCATCATTAATTAATATACTTCTTACTTCTCCAAATTCTTCGCTTTCAAATTTCATTAGTTCATTATTCATTTTTTGTCTCCTTAAAATTGTATTCCCAACCAAAAAATGATATAATGGACGTAATCAATCTTTGATTGAGGTGGATAAGAGTAAGTTGTTAGTTTTCAGCTGTTAACTTGCTCTTATTTTTATTTTGTTATTTTTTCGTGAAACATTTTTATGCCCATGACGATTACATTTGCTCTCGTTTCCCCTGATATTTTTGCACATTCTTCTAACATATCAAGATCTTTTTTTGAAATACGTATGCCTATTTTCTCAGTCTTAGGATTGTCAGTGGGCCTTCCCATTTTCTTTTTAGGCTTGTTCATATCACCTATTGACCTTTCTCTTACCGAAATGATATAATTAACTCACAAGGTGGCGGTAAGTCCACCGAGTGAATTTTTGGGGTTTGCTCTACTATTTATTTAGTAGAGCTTTTACTTTGTTCTTAGCATCTTCCAAATCTTTGCTTTCATTGAGTATTTCTAAGATTTTTCTTGTCTGGTTTTCTTCTACCACTTCTTTCAACAGTTCGCTTACATTCATTTCTTCTTCCATTGTATTCTCCTTTCCCGTCTTACCCCGTACTCGCTCGGTTTCCCTTGCTGTAATTATATTATAATATATGGTCGACCATAAGTCAAGTGTTTTTTGATTTATTTTTATGATTTTGTGCTATAATATATATAACACATTAGGAGGTTATTTACATGAAAAAAAGAGAAATTATAGAGTACTGTCTATCTAAAAATACCGACAAAAAAGGAAATTTAAATATTTCCTTTAAGGAAATCTCTAAAAAATTAAGTTTAGATGAAGCTTCTACCAGAGAAATAGTTTTAGATATGGAGTCAAAAGGATTGATAACTTGTTGGAAAGCTAAACAAAGAGGAAAATACATTGATTTTATTGATATACAAACCGTAACTGAAGCTGGTAAAAATCTAGTAAAGTAGGGTGGCATATAGCCACCCTCTTATATTTATATACCTACACATTATTTCTCATTTTTTAATTCATTATCTATTTTTTCTTCAAGCCATTCTTTTTTACTTTTATTTTTATTAGTCAAGTAACTATCTATGGCTTCAAATTTATCTACATCCAGCAATACACTGAATGCTTTTTTACCCTCCCTCCTTTTTTTCATATATTCAGCTCTACTTTTTGACAAAAATAAAAACCTCCTTCCTGTATCTCGTTACATTCATTATATCTTGTGACTCGTTACACGTCAAGAGATTTTTTTTAATTTTAGACCGATTTTTTTATAAAGAAATTATAAAATAGTATTGACAATATATGCCGTATGCGTTATAATATAAATATAGAAAGGAGGAAACAAGTTGAGTAGGGAAAGTCGAAAAAGACAAAAAAGAAGTGAGCTACTTCAAATAATATCTACTATTTCAGGTGTAGCAAGCACAATAATAGCATTGATATCATTCTTCAAAAAGTAACTCACAGTAGTGAGAGAGGGCTAAAGCCCTCCTACTCACTACCATTATAACATACTTGACTTGAAAATAATATGAGAAGAATATTATTGATAGTAGCAACTATAACATTATTACTGGCTTATGTAAAAACTAAGGAAATATTATTAGCTATATCCTCGTTAGGTTTTTTAATTGCCACAATATTTGATTATTTGTCAACAAGGAGGTCATAAACTATGGAGAAAAAAACATCCGATGCTCAACTTAGGGCAACTAGAGCATGGGAACAGCGTAATAAGGAAAAAGCAAAAATCGGAAGTTATAAAAGGACAGCTAGGCTATTTATAAATAAACATTCTAACCTAGATGACCTTGAAGAACTTAAAAACTTAATAGTACTCAGAGAAGAAGAACTAAAAAAATAGGGTGACTATATGCCACCCTATAACACTTTTTACTTATTCATTTTTATAAATTCCTCAACTATATCATATGTATCGTATCTGTTAGCACCTGCTAAAACCTTGGCACCTCGCGGAGATCCAGAACCTCCTACATGGATTACATTATGATACTTATCCTTATTTTTCTCATAATTAGATATGCTCATAGCTGGTATATGTAGATTCTGAGTAATCATATCTGCTCCCACCTTATCAACTTCATTAGCATATGTCACAAGGTCATAATCTATTCTTCTAGGCTTTTCTATAGGCTCTGTATGCTTTTTTTCTTGTGTACTATACTTAGGTCTTGCGTATCCTCTTATATAGCCATTACCCACTTGTATGGTCCTTCTCTTTACTGCTTCATCGTTGTTACCTTCAAGAACTGTTATAGTTGCCCCGTCAACCCTTTCGACCAATCCTATATGGTTAGCCCAGTTGTCATTAGGCTGTACAGACTTTGACCAAGCATAACAAATTATATCACCCCTCTGAGGTATTATAGTACCATCCTCAATCCATATACCTTTCTGCTTAAATATATCGATGAACCTCTGTACACTACATTCTTTTCCTACCTTATCAACTAAACCACATTGAATGGCTGCTGCTGATATTGTAGTCGCACACCATTCATCAATATACTTGACCGTATAGCCCTGTGGCAACGGCTTATGATTGTTATAGATATCTATTATATCCTTATGTTGTCCATTAGCCTCTGACTTGCCTAGCCATGCTCTCATTTTATTTAAAATTTTATCAACTTCATTTGAATTTGACACTGGATAGTTGCTATTACTGTTCTGCTCTTTAAAACCATTCAACCCGTGAGATTTTATAATACTTGGGTAATCATGATATGCAATATTGGTATCAACTCCACCTTCACTAGTTGACCCTATACCATTAAAATGACCACAATTTGTATACTGCCACATACCTACACTACCCTTACCAGTATATCCGTGTTCGCTACTACCCCATCTAGCTATCCATAGGTCATAGCTCTTTAATCTTTCCATATCAAGAGAACTATCAAACCAGGACTTCATAGAGTATATTCCTGTATAGTATCCGGCTTTTTCTAATATCTCCATAAATACAACTGCTATATCTGTTCTTAACTTGTTGCCTAATTTAGCTTGACACTTATCTTCCAGGTCTAAATATACTGGATATTCAAATTGCATACCCTCAAGAGATTTCAAAAACATATTAGCTTCTTTCTTTGCTTGCTCTACATTTGTAGCATAACAATACCAATAAGCTCCAACCCCTAGACCCGCATTTTTAGCACCGTTATAGTGCTTTACCCAGTAAGGATCTTCACCACTAACACCGGACCCAGCTTTTATAATTACAAAATCAACGCCTGCACTTTTAGCCTTATTAAAATCACAGCTACTATTATACTTACTTATATCTACACCTTTCAATGTCATAATTTACTCCTTTCAAAAAAATACAAAGGTGGTCTAAATGACCACCCTCATGCATAAATTTATTTTTCATTTCTATCAACTAACCCTTTAGTGCTAGGATCCACAAATACACCTAATACAGCCATAGATGTAGTTGCTAATAAATATGGATTTGATACTGTTCTTATTATCAGTTCTCCAACATTTGACCATGTTGTTAGTGATGTAGCTTCGACCTGTAAGGTAGTAAGAACTATACCACCTATCCCAATCCAAAACCATGGGTTTTTATATCTTTCAATTTTTTTTGATTTTCTTTCTATGTTATTTTCAAATCTTCCCATCATTATTCCCCTTCCTTAATTGGTAGCACAATGCACTCTGTATATATCTTCTTAGCTACTCCATTACCATCTAAATTTTTATATGACGTATAAAAATATTCTAAATCCCTTATCTCTTGCTTTGTAATATATCCTCGTCTGAGTATCCTATCACCTTCAGCACATATACGATAGTAAAGAATGCTTTGAATTCCCATCATCATAGCGTGTTGTTTAACTTTCCAACTTTCATGATCTTCTAATATTTTTTTATATAGACTCTTAAAAATAAAGAGTATAAAAGCTAGAACAATTGCGTAAGCAATCTGAAATCCCCATTGTGTTAATATCTCCATATTAGTCACCCTTTATATTCCTAAATGATATATTTTATTTTCTAACACTTCCACCAATTGTGTATAAACAAAAGTAGGTATATATATTATAGGGTCAGATACAGCTACATTAGCCAATTTACCAAGTTTTTTAGTTTTTAAATCATATTTTTTACTTATTTGTACTCCTTTTTTATCAAATGCCACCGATAAAAAATCAAAACACATGTTTAAATGTAAGTCATCACTTTTTTCAAATTTTGCCACAGGCATTAGAATCATTATCAAAGACGCCGTATTTAACTCAATCACATTTTCTAGCTTAGAAATTTTCTTCGTTTGATAATATTCGTCTGCTTTTTGCTTAGTTATGAAGTCTCCTTTCTTACCAATGTCTATCATAAAATCATCAAATGAACCTTGATTGCCCTTTGTTTTCCATTCTTCATAAGCTGATTTACCTGATACACCTGGAGGACCCTGTGGACCTCTTATATTACCTAACTTGAGCTTAGCCATTGTGTTACCTCCTACTCTGCATACTCAACCCATAGGTTTCCGCTTTCGTCTAGTGAAAACGTCGGTTTTAGTAGGTCTCCTTTAGGTCCCTGTTGCCCCTGTGGTCCTTTCTCTCCTCTAGGACCCTGTATACCTGTTGCCCCTGACAAGTCTACTATGAATGAAAAATCAGTCTTACCCTTGACGTATAACTTTGCGTTGTCTTCGTCTTTAACGTCACCGGTGTTAATTAATACCATTTTACCCTCTTCGATATTGGACTTGTCGGAGTTCATAGCTGATATAGAATTATATATCTTATGAATTTTAAAAGGCTCTCCTGCGTCTCCCTTAGGCCCCATTTCTCCTTTAGCTCCTGCGTCTCCCTTAGGTCCTGTTTTACCCGGTAATCCTTGCTGTCCTTGTGGGCCCTCTGGTCCTCTTTCTCCTATAGGGCCTTGCTGTCCTGTTGCACCTACCGGCCCCCTTTCTCCCATTGGTCCCTGTGGTCCTATTGGTCCAATTTTTCCTTGTGGTCCCTCTTCTCCTCTAGGTCCCTGTAATCCCTGCTGTCCTTGTGGTCCCTGTGGACCTCTTATATTACCTAAATTAATTCTTTTTGCTGTCATGTGATTACCTCCTTTTAATTTTCAATATCCACATATATATTACCGGCGTCATCTATCATGAAATTTAACTCCGGTGGTTTTGCTTTCAATGAGTTTAAAAAGTCGTCTATACTTTGCGTCTTATCTTCCTGTTTTTCTAGCCATACTTCGTATGCTGACTTACCATCATTACCCTTAGCTTTCTCCGATATATCCTGTAAGATGTCATTGTATCTTTTCTCTACAGTATCTAATTTTTTTAGTATTTCGGCAGCTGTTACTTTAAAGTTTTCTATAAAAATCAATAGCTGGTCTCCGTTAATTTCTTTCAATTTATCAGCTTCTCCAACTATTATTGATTCCCCTACATCAATGATGTAAGTTCCTGATTTTAATAGTTTATCGTCATCATAGATTAGTAACTCTGATTGATATGCACCAGAGTCTAGCGATGGAAAATATATATCCACAAATCTATTCTTAGAGTCAATTTCTATAGCTTCATTTTCAAAAAGCTTATTTTCAATTTTAATATAATTCTTGAATTTCAAATCCTTTAAATCCATATCCTTAACGACCAATCGAATGCCTCTAGCTGTTTCACCTGCTTTGATTTTAAATACTCTATCGATTCTAGCCGTTGGATATAGATTAATTTGTCTTAAGCTTTTTAACATCTACTCACCTTCTTTCTTAAGTAGTTTTTTAATTTCTTCTAGTTCATTCTCTAGTTTATTAACTTTATCCTCCATGGCCTCACGTTTTTTCATTTCTTCTTGTAAAGTCACTATAGTAGCAAAGTTTATATTATTGCTGTTTACTGTATAGTACTCACCGACTTCATTAACTATGTAATTTTTCAATTCTGGGAAGTCTTTAATTACATCTTGAGCAATAACGGAGATTTGTTTATGCTCTTTCTTTTCATCAGACTTGAAGTAAAATTCTGCTATATTAAGCTTCTTTATGAACTCGGTTAAATTTGAAATCATACTCTCACTTAAATATTCTATATCCGTTTTTAGTCTCTTATCCGATGTACTCCACTGTATTTCATATGTTACAATTCCCATCCTTGCAACTTGTCCCTCATAGCATTTAGCTTCTATATAGGCGTCATACATGTTAAATTTTCCGGTCCCTCTACCTCTATCTCCAAAAAATTCTAAATCGTATTGTTGACGAGGGTCAAAATGAAGTACATTGTTTCCCCTACTTATAAAAGAAAATGCAGAATCCTTTGAAAGTCTCAGATATGTGCCAGCATTAACTTTCAACCTGAGACTCTTTTTACCACTTGAGTCAGTGTTTGTATCTATACTCATACAGTCATTATCTCCCGGATTATATCCTGATTCTAATACAATTCGATTATTAAGACCCGGATATAGAATGTCGGTTGTTATAGCCCCTGCTTCTATTTCTCTTGCTTTTACTTTTGGTAATGTCAACTCACCGTCTTTATTCCACCACATGGCTCTTTGGCTGTTTCCTATCCAACCGTTACCGTTTACAGATAAATGCCAAGTCGCAGTGCCATTATTAATCCCAGTGATTCCATCGAAAGTTGTGAAATTATCAAATAAATCTCTTGCTTTTATTCCCGAACCCATATATATTCCTGTTCTTGAATACTTGCTGTCTCCATTCGTACCGACAAATAACTCCGGTGTGAATACGTACTTACCAGATATTTCAGTTGCTTTACCGCTCCAATCTTTAAGTGCCGGTGGCAAGTCGACCATACTACCATCTCTACCAGGTGGCCCCGGTGCACCTCTTTCGCCATCTCGTCCATCCCTACCAGGCTTTCCATCTTGTCCTATCCCATCAAATTTTGATGGGTACCACTCTGTATCATCTGAAATTGGTTCTTCAGATATTATCACATCACGAACCGTCGTTTTTTTCTTACAATCCAATTGAATAAAATGAGTATCACTATCGTGTGTCGTAAATGACATATTTATAGTTGTGAAGTGGTCGTAGTTGTCTTTGACAGGTATAATGGTACTGTAATGTGAACCGTGATAATATAACTTCATTTCTTCGGACGCTATTGTTGCTTTTATATAGTACTTAGTATTTTTCTTTAAATTCAGATATTGATTTATTTCAATTGTATCAGTAGCACTCACTTCTAAGGCAATCCAGCTTTTATCACTAGGTTTCTTTATGAACATCTTTTCGACGTCAGAGCGACTCTTTGCCTGCCATCTATTCAAAACTTTTGAATTATGACCGGGTTCGTCCTTTGTAAAGTCTATATGAAAATCACCATTGGAAATTAGATTATACTTAAAAGATTCTCCATCTTTACCCTTTAATTCTTGCTTTAATTCCTCTGATAAATCACTTTTTCCGATGCTGCCACTTCCAAATTTCAGTGTGCTGCCATCAAATTTTAGCAAATAATTATCTTCAGATTCGCCTATCAGGAAGGTGCCATCATTTAAGTTCCACTTTACATTTCCACCTTTTAAAATACCTGTGATAATTTCGTCCGCAACAAAGCCATCACCTGTGCCAAAGCTTCTCCAGTCCCAAGTTCCATCTGACTTCTTTTTATTGGCTATTCTTATGGACCCGCCCATTAATTGGATAGCCTTTGTTGGATTTTGATCTAGTGGTTTGTCATAGGTAATTATGCCCTTACCATCTTTTGATATATATACATATCCGCCCGAATTGTTTATTTCAGTGTTCAGCTTGTCTATAACATTATTTAGAAATTCTGCATCTATACCATCTTGAATTTTCTTACTTGCACTGTCCCAAATAGCCTCTTTATTTCTAAAGTCATTGATTTTCTTATATGCTTCTATAAATAAATCATTGGTAGTTTCAACAAAATTTCCTAAAGTAATTTTGTCAGCACTTGAGTTGTCTAAGTTTTTGACTAATTTAATGACCCTTGCCTTAAGTCTTAATCCGAGTTCTTCATCAATGACAGTTACAGTGTCACCTAGCCTTACACCCTCATATTCAAAACCATGTTTTACAAGGTCTTCGACGGCCGCATTGTAAGTAATTTTAGGTGTAGATGCCTTCTCAAGTTCTTCTTTTGTCTTTGCCAAAAGCTCTCTTTTGTCTGTTATATCGTCAAACTCAATCTTGCCAAAGACATGGACTTTCCCTTTGTCTGAATTTCGACCATACTTTAGTCTTGCTGTATTATTTTCAACATACTTCTTGCCATTGTTTATATCTGCAAAATCTATTCTTCTTCCATGACCACCAGTTTCTTCTATTTCCTCACCTTTGCCAAATCCATATAAGGCTGTGATGATATCTTCTTCGTTGACGACTTTTTCAATTTCATGTATATCTTTACCATATACAAATCTTTTACCATGGTCATCACCACGTTTTTTGAAGATATTTACTTTTCTGCTCACAATTTTATTGCCCTCAACTTTGATGCTGGTAGAAAATTCACCATCCCAAACTTTTACAATTTTATTTTGAACGGCATCTTTAACACTACATCTGTAAAAGCTTGTTGTGTTTAGCCCTAGATTTTCAACAACTCCCACTTCCCACCTACTTGTAGCAAGTGCTTCTGAAAGTGCATTTGTTGCTGTTGAATTTCTAGGTCTTTTGTCTTCAATATAGTCACCTAGAGTCTCATAAAATGAATTTTCTGCGTATACTTCTAGAAAGATATCATCACTTGAGTTATGCTTATTTTTTATCGACTGGATGATATATTCATGCCACTCATTTAACCTATCTTGATATAGTATGCGATATCCTTTTTCAATATTCTTGTAAAAAGTGCTAAAAGTTAGTGTTGAGTCCGCATTGAGACTTTCTTCATCTTCTGGATCAAAGATGTCTATATAATCTATTAAATTCTCATCTCTGTCTAATAATAAAATATTCATTATAGCCACCTTTCCTGATAAGTTATCTCATAGTTTAAACTTTGAGAAAAAGCCCACCTATTTTCACCTTTCTTTATTTTGATAAAGTCACTTTTATAGTCCAAAAGTCTCATAGATTTCTTTCCATTTACTTCTACAAAATTATTTATACAATCAACTTTGACTTTTGCTCCAGGACTAAAGTTATTTATAATTTTCACAAATTTAGTAGATTTCAAATCTTGGACCATAAAGGTATCTGCAGAGTTTTTAAGGTCAAGGTTAAAGACAGCACTAGTCTCAAATGTTGCGTCATAGTTAAAATTAACCACATTATCAGTGCCTTTGATTGTTTTAATATCAGAGTACCCAAATGGATCGTGGGCAACAAACTTTAATATAACTTCTGCACTTTTTCTTGATGTTGAATATTTTATATCACCATCTAAAATAGCCTTGTAGTAAAGATTTTTTTCATTCCTAAATCTTAGTATTTCTGGCTTTTCTGTGTATAAAAGTGAAGACAATCTTCTTCTAAAGTCAAATACTTCTTGCTTATTGCTTTTTATAATTCTGCAGTAAATTATTATTTCTCTTATCCCTAGATTGTTTCTTCTAAAAACAGCTCCAGCACGTCCTGGAATTTTTTGAGATGTATTTTCAATTTGAGGAAGAATACTCATCTCTACTTTTTCAACTTTAAGTAAATCTTTAAAATTAAACCCATTGAATATAAGATCATTCTCTGAAAATGTATAGCTCATTTATAACCCCCTCCCTCTTTTAGCTCTACTGCTTAGTCTGTATAGCTCTTCTGCCATATATTTGGCATCATCTCTGTCTTTTAAGCTCATATTTTCTATATTTAAAACAACCCTTTCACCTTGATATGAATCTAGAGACATTCCATTTGAATTTGAAAAATCTGTCCCAACTCCAGAAAAAGATATTTCAGGAACTGTTAAAGCGTTGGCCATTGCATCTTGTATTGCAGATTTTCCTTTAATTATTCCTTCTGAAATAGTCCCCCCAAAATTTAGCCTATTAAGGTCTCTAAGAGGTCCTCTTTTAGCAGGAGAAAACGGTAAAAAGTCTCTAATACCCTGAACAACATCTTGAACTGTGTCTGTCACCCAGCTAATAGCTGATTTAATTCCATCTACAATTGAACCTATTATATTTCTTCCTGCCTTATAAAATCTACTTCCAAAATTAAAGATGGTTCTTACAGCACCATCTAAACTATTTCCTATTATATTTTTAATTCCATTCCAAATGCTTGATGTAATGTTTTTAATTCCATTCCAAACACCTGTCACAATAGATTTTATGGTGTTAAACACAGAAGTGAAAATTCGTTTGTACATATTAAACAAATTGTTAAAGTATGTTTTAATGCCATTCCATACAATTTCTGTTACAGCTTTTATCCCTTTCCAAACACCTGTTACAATCGTTTTTAAAACTTCAAATACAGTGGTAAACAGAGCCTTGTAGAACTCAAATAAGGCTGTGAAAAATGCCTTAATGCCATTCCAGATAGTTTCCGTTATAACTTTAATTCCTTCCCACACACTTGTTACTATTACTTTTAAAGCTTCAAATGCTGTGGTGAATATGCTCTTGTAAAATTCAAACAATCCTATAAAAAATATTTTTATTCCTTCCCATACAGCCTCAGTTACAGCTTTAATTCCTCCCCAGATAGATTCAACTAGATCTTTTAAGGCATTCAGTGTGTCTGTGAAAAATTGCTTGATTTCTGCCCAGTGGTCATATATTAATTTACCTACTAAAAAGGCAGCACCAAGAGCAATTACAATTGGTAGTAAAGTGGATATTACCCCCATAAGGCTTGCCATTCCTCCAGATAAAAAAGACATGACACCCCCGGCTTGTGTTATTTTAGTAGAAAGTCCTGCAATCCCTGTTATAAAGCCTCCCACTCCTTGGGTGAGTTTAGAAAATACTACAACAACAGGTCCCACAGCAGCAGCTAATAGTCCTATTTTTATTACGAATTCTTTTTGCCCCTGTGAAAGGCTTGAAAACCATTTTGTAAATCCTTTTAATTTTTCTATTACTTCTTTTATAATAGGGCCTAAAGCCTTTTGAAGTGCTTCGCCTAATTCAGCTCCAGCAATTTTAAGGTTATTCATAGCCACCTTAAATTCGTCTATAGGATCTTTAGTCTCATCAAAAGTTGAAGTTACAGCACCTTTTGCCCCATTTGCTGCACCTGCTAACTCCTCAAAATTTAACTTTCCATCTTTTATAGCTTTAGCCATCATTGGACCTGCTTTAGTCCCAAAGGTTTCAGTAGCCAAGGCAATGGCTTCTTGTTCGTTTTTAGCCCCCTTAATCTTCCCTGTAAGTTCAGTAAGGCCTTGTTCCATAGTCTTCCCTTCTTTAGCCCAATTTGCTTGTGCTTTTGTTAGGTAAGACATTGCCTTTGAGGAGTCCACTCCAGACTGCTCAAATTGTCCCATAAGGGCAACTGACTGACTAAAGTTAAGCCCCATTCCCTGAAGAGCAGGAGCACCTTTAACAACACTATCAAATAATTTATCTGTAGAAACTCCAGTATTTTGAGCAGTTTTTGTGACACTATCTAATACTAGGTCTAAATCCTTACCAGTTAAATTAAAGGCCTCTATTGCTTGCTTTGATTGGATGGTAGACTGAGTTACATCTTGGCCATTTATCTGAGAAAATTTAAGCATTAAGCTTGTCTTGTCTTCAAGTTCTTTTCCTAAGAATCCAAATTGTGTATTGACTTCTCCTAATGCGTTTCCTACTTCTGTAGAGCTTGCTGGGAAGTTTGAATATACATTTTTAAAAGATTTTTGTAAATCTTGAGCTGTTTTTCCTGTAGCTCCAGTTTTTTGAACTACAATATCTAAGCCTTCATCAACTTCTGTGAATGCTTTTATAGATGCTGCACCAATGCCTAAAATTGGGGCAGTAACCCCTTTGGTTAAGGATTTTCCCACAGCTTCTGATTTTTGACCAACTTCTTTTAATTTCTCCCCAGTTTCTTTCCAGCTCTTGTTTATTTCAGATTGTTCTTTTTTTAAGCTTTTTAACTGATTTTCAGTTTTCAGAATTTCTCTTTGCAGCTTTTCGTATTCTTCTGCCCCTATGTCTCCATTTTTAAAGGCAGCCTCAGCTTCCTTTTGAGCCTGCTTTAAAACATCAAGCTTGTTTTTAGTATTTTCTATTTTTTCTGCCAAAACTCTTTGCTTTTGAGCTAAAAGGTCAGTATTCTCAGGGTTAAATTTTAGCGAATTGTTAATTTGCCTTAATTGGCTATCAAGATTTCTACTTTCTTTATTAAGGTCTTTCATAGCCTTGTCTAACTTGGTTGAATCACCGCCAAGCTCGACTGTTATTCCCTTTATTTTTCCTGCCATATTTACCCCCTTTCCGCAACAAAAAAGGACCCTTTCAGGTCCTTATTTTTGCTAAAATCTATCAAAATCACTTTGAGTTGCTTCTCTATCTGTGTTGCTTTCATTTTGAGAATAGAACATATCATTGTATTCAGTCATATAATCTATTATCATGCATATATTCATTTCACAAAAGCCTTCATAGGGCAAATGCCTTTTGAAAGCTCCAGCCATAAGCTTTTCTGTAGTGAGTTCGCTACTATTGTCACTTTCTAAATTCTTTTTTTTTGAATATTAGAAGTCATTGAAGATAAGAAAAGCTCAATAATATCTTCCATCAAATCAAATACTGGCAAATTATCAAAGCCAGAGCACCACTCTTCAACGTCATCCGTAATATCAGGATTACCTGTTTTAGCCATCATGTGAAGTATTCTGTAGAATATTTCAATATCTATGCTTTGCATGGCCCTAAATTGAGCAGTTAAATCATCTTCAAGATTTTCTAGTTCATTTGAATTTACATTTTCAAAAATCTTCATTATATCCTGAAGAGCATCACGCTTGTATCTTGTCTTGTATTTGATTAAAAAACCACCATTTACCTTTAGCTTAACATTTCTTCCGTCAATATTAATTATTTTTTCCATGGCATCCTCCTATACTTCACTTTCATTTGTTGTGTATACCTTCTTATAAAAGTTCTCATAACTTTCTGAGCCCTTCATTACTTTTGCCTTTATTTTTCCTGATGGGTCTGGAATTGCAGAAAACTTTATCTTGTCAGTTCCGATTTTTGTCTTTTCTTCCTTAGTGTTAGACTCTAGCTTTGGCCTAGATGCAGATACCTTATACAGAACATGCCTTACCTTGTTTTTGTCCCCATTAAATTCAAAAGCCATTGCAAAATTATTAGCCCTTGCATTTACATTTTCCACAATTGCCCCATTTTTATCTTTAGTATATCCAAGTACTTTTGTCTCAAAATCTTCATTCAAGGTAGTTATCTCAAGCTCTCCTTCATAGCCATTGTTTGTAAATTCATTGTAATAAATCACATCATCAGCATAAAAAGGGTTGCTATCTCCTGAAGGGTCCAAAGATAGGCTTACCGCACCAGGTAACTTAAATACTTCTCCATATGTTAGCTTGTCTGCTTCTTCCTTTTGAATTGGAAATATGTGGACATTGCTTAATCCAAATCTTACTTTATTTGCTTCTCCTGCCATTTTGTACCTCTTTTCTAAATAAAATATTTTATTAAATACATATCTTCTGATTCAATATATATATCTTCAGACTTTTCCCAAACTATTTCATTTTTGTTCAGGATACTTTCTATTTCCTGCTCATTTTCCCTTGATTTAATAGTAAAGTAATACTCTATAGTGTATTTATATTCGCTATGATATACACTATCATCAGCGATATAATTATCAGCCCCTCTAGCATAATAAATCAAATACGGAGGGTGCGTTACACTGCCAAATCTCATATATGCAGCAGGAAGATTTATTTCTTCTAAAATCTTCTCTATAGGTTTCATTTTTCCAACCTTTCAGAAATTCTTTTTAAAAGTAGAGCATTTGCTTTTTCTTCATTCTTTAAAATATGAGGAAATGCCCTTGTCCTGTTTTTCCCATTTCTTGTCATATGACCATGTTCAAGAAGATGGGTTAACTGGCCTTTTTCATTGTAAACAGTTTTTACTTTTCTATTGCTTTCAGTAACTGTTTTTTTAGATGTCCAAGACTTTGCATACTTGCCAGTTTTTTTAGGGCTGTCTCTTTTGAGATCTGCGACTAGATCATCTGACGTCTTTTCAATTTCTTCCTCAAGAATCTCACGTACTTCTTTGCTATAGTCATCTAATATTATTTCTAGCTGTGCTTCAATCGATTTTGCCAAGTTTACCACCCACTGTCAATTCTATATAGTCATCCTTTTTATATGTTCGTAAAACTGAATATAATTGGCCATCATATTTTATTTCACTCTCCCCACTATATTCAAATTCATTCATTGTTATGGTATAAGTGGGTCTTAATCCTGTTATTGCTGCATTATAAATCTCTCCTCTAGAAACTGAATCCACTTTACAAAAAACTTCTACAGACTTATGCTTTTTAATCTGGTTTAATTCTTTGTCAGAAGTAATCTCAACTTGTAAAAGTTCTATAACATCATCTAATCTTTTCATTTTTTTATACCTGCTTTTACGTAAAAATTATTCAATCTCCACTTTAAATGGCGAGGAATATCCTCGCCACCTTTATACCTAAATTCTGCATAATCGATTAAAAATGCTGTATGGCTTTCATTATCCAAATCAAGCTCAATACCTTGCATCTCTTTCAGTTCGACTTTTACTGATTCGATTGTATTTTCCAAAATTATATCTCTTTTGCTTGTCGAAATTCCTAATTTCAGTTTTAGAAGCTCTAAAACTTCATCCATATGCATTATTCTCCCTTGTCTTCACTCTTTCTTTTGCTAGACTTTTTTCTCTTTTCTGGTTTTTCATCTTCTTGTTCTACATTATCAGAGCTGTTTTCTGAGTCTGAATTACCAGAATTTTCTGGGGCTGTAACATCTAGCTCTTTATTTTCTTCATCTACATTCTCTAAATCTTCCTTAGAGATTTCGGCAACCGGAACTACCCAGTCACCGCCTTTTTCTAGTATTTCAAAATATCTCTCCTTACTTACATCAAATCTGTCTCCAACTTTTCTATAGACTCCTTCTGCCTTGTCCCTAAAATCATATATAGCACATACCGTTATCATCTGGAACCTCCTAAACTTCACTGCCCTTTGCAAACTCTAAAGTCTTTGTGACATCCTTATTTTCTATATTTACTCCAATAAAGGCTTCGGCTATGATTGGCCTACCATCATATCTAGCTGTCCCCTTAAATAGAGTATTATCTTCTATGAAATTAGCATGTTCAGATGCAGCAAATGTCGCCCCTGCTCTTTCCCCAAGCAAGTATAGTTCACCATATCCACCAATCATATCTCCTTCTGGAACGAATGGCAGTGTTATTATTTCACCGCCAATGACCGGCATTTCATTATTAACCTTGGCTACAATAGCTCCAGATGCATCAAAAGTTAAAGCCTTTGCCATAAGCTTATTTTTAGTTGTGTCATTCATGACCCAGAACTTTTCTTTAGTTGCATAGTTTGACTTTAACCCTGATATGCCTAAAAGAAACTTAGTAAAGAAATCTGCCCCATTAGCATTTTCCAGTTTAACTAAGTTGCTTGTAGATAAGTTCTCCCACTTTCTGTCCTTACTAGAGTAACCTTCTGGCTGGGTAGCCTGGGCAAGCCTTGTTACAATTCCAAGTGGCATTTTCTTACCTGTTCCGTATAGTATAGCCTTATCTATTGCTAACCCTATTGCCTGGCCTAACATATATAATATTTCATTATATAAATCAACAGGATCGGCATCTTCTAGTGTAGCATTACAAATTGGGATAAATCCACCAACCTTGTAGCCGTCAATTTCTACTTCATTAAATCCAAATGACAGTTCGTTTAATTTGCTGCACGCTTCCATCCATATAGCTTCTGGAATGCTACCAGCAATTATCTGCCTTGCCTTGCCTGCAACCTTTCTTAGCCTTACCTTATCGATTAGCTTTGAATATTCATGAAGAGAATCTCTTAAAAGCTCTAGTGTAACTGTAGGAATTAGCAAGTCTGCCTCTTTAACACCCCTAGTTTCCCCTATTTTGTTTTTAGCTCTTTCAAGAAAGTCCTTCACATCATCTCTTTCAACATGTGACTTTAAAGTTTCCCTCGTATTTCCACCGAAATATTTTATTCTTGTCATTGATACTATCTCCTTTTCTCCTTTTGTTTTTTTTCTTTCCTGAGTTGGTTCTGCTGGTTCTGGCTCCCCACTTGGTACCCCAGGTTCATTATCTTCTAGCTCATCAATCTCTTTTTCAATATCACCTATTTCTTCTTCAAGGCCTTTGACATTCTCATCATGCTCCTTCTTTTCTGCTTCAAACTTGTCAATCATCTCATCAACAACCTTCTGCTCTTCTTCGGTCTTGACTTCTTCAATAGCAGCTTTTAACTCTTTTTCTCTTTTTGCAAAGTCTTCCCCCTTCTTCCTAAGCTCATCTAACTCATCTTTTAGTAGGGTTTTCTTTCTTGTAAGCATTATTTTTCTTAACATATCTTTTTCATCCTTTCTTTACTATCAAGCTTCCACTTTTCTATGCTTCTGCTTTTTATTTCCTGGCATTGTTTTTCTCTGGCCTGAACACTTGTATCTTCATAGGCAGGGAAAGTACAAATACTAACTTCATGTAATGTAGCTTCTTCAATGGCCCATTTTATACTTCCATCATCTCTAATTTCTGTAGACTCTTTGACTATGTCAAATCCAAAGCTACACTGGTCTATATCACCTCTTTTTACCCTGGCATATAAATTCATAGCATCGCTATCTTCCTCATTGATTTTTATTCGTCCCCACAAACCATAATTGTCAGCTCTTAAATTTAAAGTAGCTGCCTTTGTTCTTCCAAGGACATATTTACTATCGTGATTAATTAAGGCTCTAATATCAGAATTTATAGAGTTATCAAAAGCACTTGGTTTTACTTCCTCAAAGCAACCTTCCCATAGTTCGGTTTCTTTTCCAAAAATAACAAAGTAGCCCTCAATAAATTTGCCTTCATTTTCATCACTTCTGATTTCCAACTTGGTCTTTACATTTCTGTTTTGTATGTTTCCTTTAAGCATCATCTTCACCCCCTTTTAGCTTTTCTTGCTGATCAATCATGTTAAGTGGGATGTAGTTTTCCAAAATCACAAGCTCTGAAAGGCCTTCTTTTGGTGATAGACCAACCCAATCCCTAACTTCATTGCCAGTCATTATTCCTCTTACATACATAGTTGAGCCAATTTCTGCAAGTTCTTTTAGTGAGTAAGTATAAAGCGACCTGGAGTTAAACTTAAAATATAAGTTTGGTGAATATAGTAATTTTTTAGTAAACTCTTGTTCAATATTTTTTGCTATACTCATTATCCTGCTACGAATAAAATTATTGTATTCTTCTGCATTAAAAGCTCCAACTCCAAGTAAAAAGGCAGGTATATTCAAAATCCCTGCCACAGTTTTCTTATCAAGTTCAATTGTATCTTTTATGGCTATATCATTTAAAGTTAATGGCTTTACCTGCTGAACCTCTAATAATTCTGCAGGAATTATCCATGGTTGCCCCTGCTTTGAGCTTTCTAAATACTTATGATAAACTCCATCTCTACCTTCTTCACTTGCAAGCTCGGCAACAGTTGAATCTACTTTTACAATAAGAGATGGAATCACTCTATTGCTCATAAATTCATTTGTAGTTTTGTTTGCCTGCTTTATATTTTTTGCAACATCCCTTAAAACAACCCTATATGACTCTCCTTCAAATGGAACTCTTTGCCTTGGATTAATCATAAAGTGAAGTATTTCATCAGAATTGTAATAATTATTACCAACCCTTACTCCATATCCAGTATTGTTTTTTTGTAAAAAACCATTCGTGATTGGAATCAAGTCTTCAAGTATTCCATCTCGGTCTATTTTGGGATATACAAAAACATTTCCTTCTAACATCAGTGACTTTACCAGCCAATGCTTAAAGTTAAATCCGGTCATTAAGGAGTAAGGTTCTATGTCAATTTTTTTAGACAATTGATTTTTAACTCTCACATCACCGTCTTCTTTATTTTCCATAAGATGGATTGTCATTGATGCTATTAGATCAGCAATTCTTTCTATTCCCGACCTGACTTCAGGGCAGTCGCTCAATCTGGTGTAGCCTTGAACATATAAATCACTGTCTGTGCTTATAAATTGAATCATTGGGCTTTTGGGTTCTGCCCTGGTTTTTTTGTTTTTAAACTTTTCAAACATAATACCTCCTAGTTTTCACTATTTTTATTTTTCAGCCATTTACTTGCTGTGTTTGACTTTTCCATATTCTTAAGCATTCTACATGCTGCGAAAACAGATGCATCAAATAAGTCTATCCTCATTTTTGGTTCTATCTTTTCATATTGGATCATATCATCTGTTTTTTCTATTCCATGAACATTTTCAACGCAATACTCAAAGGCCCTAGAATGCATATAATATAAATTTCCACCTATAGCCTTTTGCTCAATTCTTCTAAATCCTCTTGTTTTATTTATAAAAAGCTGTGGTTCGTCTTTTATATTAAATCTCTGCTGTTTCATATATAAATAAAACTCTTCTGAAAATTTTCTATCAAAACCTATTTGTTTAATATTAAATCCTAGGTCTCTCATTTTACAAAACCATTTAACTATATCAGTATGTTCTGTAATATCCCCATTTGTCATTGTAAGGTCGCCATCATCTAACCATTCATAAAGTGGGATGGAATCTTCTTCTGCTTTCAAATGTGCTCTTGTTGATGGAAAAAAAGCATGTGTAATTATGATATCCACATCACCATGTCTAGCATATAAAGAAGCTGCAGTTAAGTCATGCATTTTAGATAAGTCTGCCCCTCCAAACCATTCCAACTTTAACTTTAATAACTCGTCTATGGTCCAATTATATTTTTCATCAGATGCCTTAAAAGTATCCAAATTAAAATATGATTTCATTGATGAAGTATAAACATTGAGTGATTTTGCAAGAAAGTCTTTTCTTTGTTGAGGGTCGTTAAGGGCCTCAATTGAATCATTAAGCATATCTTTTGGCCTTATGGTTACACCATATCCAGGGTTTGCCATTTCATGAATTTTTGGATTTGTAAAATCTATGCTTCCATCAGGCTCCTTATCTGCCTCAGCTTTAAATATAAATAAATCATCATTTTCTATTTGACCATCCAAAATCTTATCTGCATATTGAAGTCTTCTGTAGTAGAAGCTATTAATATTATCACCTGCTGTTGAAATTCCTATCATAAGCTTGTTTGTGTAAGCCTTCATAGCCTCTTTAATGATATTGTATTGCTTTGGTACTTTAAAAGCATGGATCTCGTCACATATAGCCAAATTACAGTTAAGTGAGTCTTGCCTATCTGGATTGGCGGCCAAGGCTTGTATAAACATACTTCCTTCACTTCCAAAATCTGCTTGAATTGAGTGTTCTTGGTTATTATCTATAATTCTAAATAAATCTTCCTCACCCATTGATTTTATATTCCAGTTTATAAAATCAAAACTTTCAAGAGACTGCTTAAGTGCAGCAGATGCAATATAACATTTACTTCCAGACTTTCTATAATACAAACTAAGGGCCCAGGCAAGTGAAGCTGCAAATGTAGTCTTTACATTTTTTCTAGGAAGATGAATGAGGGCTTCTCTTACAACTCTTTTATTAGTGTTTTTAAAATAAAAGCCCATTATTGCATAGATTATATATTTATGAAAATCTTGCAATAAAAAAGGACTGCCTCGCATTGGCACCCCCTCAATATTTTCCCCTTGTTTGTGGACAAAGGTCTTTTCAATTATTCCTATTATTTTTTCACAAGGCCTTGGGTCAAAATCATACCTATCATCTTCAAGCATTCTAAGAAATCTCTTACACCCTTTAACCTGTGCCTTATTTACATTTATTCTACCCTCTACAATGTTGTAAACATAATCAAAAACCAGCTTGTAATTTGGGTATTTGTCTAATTTTTTCTTAAACATCCTTTAAGGCCTGGGCAAGTTTAGATACCTTTTTATCAGCCGTATCATCTTTTATTTTCTTTAGCCCTGATGGTGATAACCCTAGTTCTCTCGAATATGATATAATATCTGTCCTCAATTTTTCAATTATCAGGTATTCAGGACTTTTAATGTAGTTAGTAGCTCCACTTTTATTAGTATACTTAATTGTATATTCTGACCCATTAAGAGTAAACTTCTCCAACATCTGATTGTATTCCAAAAGCATATTGGCATACACGTCAATAATATGGTCGAAAGACTTATTATATGTGCCAACAGCTCCCATTTTCTTAACAATATCTTTCCTGTAATACTTAAAATCTTTTTCTTTTTTTCTTGCCATGATTATCACCACCTCCTTCCTTGATTATGTTTTTTCAATATATAGAGCATTTTTAATTTTTGTCAAATTCTCATTTTCCCCCCTTTTTTGAAAAAATGAGACTATTGGAAATACCTACCCTCTCCCCGTTGTCCCTACTGCCTTTGTTATGTTTTTAGGTAGGGGGGATGTTTGTCACGTCTCCTGCTCGTTGTAGTAAGCTAATATGACACGTCTAACTTCTTCTATGTTTCTGTTGTCTGTGTCTTCGTAAAGTCGCTTCAAACATTCTTCTTTTGTTGTCCTCATAATGACAACATCTGGGTCATAAAGTACATAGTCATAGTAATACTTACTCATCTGAGTTGTTATTATATAAGCTGTGTCAAATTCTGATTCAACCTCAAGCATCTTCAAGAATGTTTTTCTAAACTCATGCAAATACTTTTTGATAAATGGATTGTTGTCATGCAGGTCACATCCAGTCATGGCTCTTGATATTTCATCATAGTCAAAGACTATGTCATTCTTACCCATATGCTTCCTAACATATGTCGACTTGCCACTGCAAGGTGGACCCACAACAAATACTATCTTAGTCATCTTATCAGTCTCTCTCTTTCTGTAGTAAAGCTGTTGATACTTTCTTCCCAGCTTTGATAGAGTCTTATGTTTTCTGTCATGCATTTTATTATGACACTCATCACATAGTGATATAAGATTTTCATTTGCCAAAAACAAATCTGGATATCTATCTGCAGGATTTATATGATGCACCATAGTTGCAGATGTTGTTATATTCTTTCTGCTGCATTCCATGCATTTATATCCATCTCTTTTAAGGATTGCTTCTCTTTTTTTCTCCCACTTTCTGGTTGAGTAATTTTTCATTATCTCACCTCTCGAAATGACGTCATTAGTAATGACTCCATCTTCATTCAATCTTGTTACTAAAATATGACATATCTAATATTCTGTCAGATTTCAAGTACAATTTTTTGGGCATATGCGGGCTATTAGAATTTCAATTATTACAGAGATTTTATTATTGCAAATTCCAATCGAAACTTGACACCACCTCAATATGTCATATTTTAATGTCAAGAATAGATTATAGAAGCGTAGGCATCAGCAATTGTATCCCCATTTATGCCTATATATCTTAATGTTATGGCTGGGTCAGAGTGGTTAAATATGTCCTGAAGTACTGCTATATCCTTGGTTCTCACATAGTAGTGGTATCCAAAAGTCTTTCTGAGGGAATGGGTGCCTAGATTTTCCACTCCAAACATATTGCCAACCGCCTTGATTATCTCGTAAGCGTGTTGCCTTGATATTGGATTCAAGCCAGTCTTACTGTTGGCTATCAGATACTCATAGTCTTCCTTGCCTTCGATATATGAGTCCAAGGCTTTTTTTAAAGGTTTACCTATAGGGACAGTCTTTTGTTTTCCTGTCTTCTTCTCCCTCTTTCTAATTGAATCCTTATTCCTCACATCTTTTACTTGCAGCCTTAAAATATCAGATATCCTAAACCCAGTATATAGCCCTAGCATAAACATAATATAATCTCTCTCACTTCTCTTCTTGAGATATATGAGTATATCCTGAATCTTATTTGGGTCCCTGATAGGTTCTACAAAGTTCACATGTACTACACCTCCTTTTCTTCGCAACAAAAAAAAGGAAGTATCTCTACTCCCCTTTTACTATGCCCGGATAGAATCTTCAATTGCTGTCTCTTTGACCTGAATATAGTATAACACAGATTTTAGCCTTTTTCTGTGCTAAAAGTGTGCTACTTTTTTACTCAAAATAATGCATATTTTGCACTATTTTTTATGATTCTAGGCACTTGATTCCATATATACAGATGGCTATTTTACGTACTGCAGCAGTCCTTTTTCTTTGAACCCATGACCTCTCATAGCTTGTAAATTCAGCAATCTTAGAGTCTGGTATATTATCAAGATACCTCATGACTATTATTTCCCTATCTTCATCAGACAACGATGACAGCCCCTTTTTTATAAGCTGCAAATATTTTTTTTCGTCAGAGATCTCTTTTGATATTTTCTCTTCCATTTCAGCAATTTTCACTACTTGCTTCCCAATAGAATCACCTGGACTACTAGATACTCTTATCCCATCTGTGGCCACGGCTTTTATACCTCTTGTCTTATACTCTTGAATGTCTGACATGGTATTCTCTAAAATGTCTACATGTCTTTTTATACCTCTTGAATTTCTCAATAACATTTCTGTGCTTTCATAAAATTCCTTTTTAACTCGTTCCTTAGCCATCATATCACCTACCTTGCGTAAAAATCATGCCATGCTTGCCTATAAACATTATTCCTATCATGTGTGTGACCGTGCACCATGCCACACCCAGGACACTTGTAGTAAGTTCCTTTTAAAGTTTCTATCTTTACTTCTTTTTCTCCACAAAACTCACAATGTCCTAGCTTAATATGAGTTATTGGTCTAGAATGGGACATCATCATCATTCACCGCCTCAAATGTTGCAGGTGCTGGCTCAACTTCACCATCTTTCTTTTTATCAAGTGCCTCTATTCTTCGACCAGCCACCTTTGTAAAGCTCCTTTTTTCTCCGTCTTTTTCGTATCGATCTACACGTATGCTACCTTGAACTGTGACCAGCCTTCCCTTTGTTATGTAATTCATTACAAACTCCGCTGGCTTGCCCATCAACTCCACTGGAATAAAGTCCGTTGATGTTGAGCCATCCTTATTCTTGTAGTCTCTGTCAATAGCTAATGTAAATGTAGCTATTGGAGTGCCTGTTGTTGGTAAATACCTTGCCTCTGGATCCTTAGTTAATCGTCCTATTAATACTACGTTATTCATGTCTCTTTATTCTCCTTCCTCGTCCAAATATATTTTTTTCAAGCTCAACTTGAAAATATCCCTGAACATCTACAGATATCTTATTATCTTTGTAAATCTGCTCTCTACCCTCGCGATATGATGCATATTTTTTACAAATCGCATGACAACCAATTTCTCTTGTATCACAATTAAAACATGGAGCCTTTGATATATAATTATTTTGCATACTGTCACCCCTAGCCTATCTGCCTGAACTTATAAATCTTAAAATGCTGTGATTTAAGATCATCACTATGACATATGAGTATTGCCTCTTTCAGTGCAGCTAGCTCGTCAACGTCATAGACTAGCTTACTTTTTTTTAAGCTACTATGCTCCTTTATTTCAACCTCTAAGCTCTTGCCTCTTAGCTGGCAATCATTAATCAACATCAGTATCCTATTTTTCATGCTAAGCTTTTCTAAATCTTGCTTTGTAAAATATTCCATCCCTAACCTCCGTAGTATCTTATCCTAGTACACCCAGCTGCCTTGGCCAATGGGTATAATCTTTCAAGATTGGCCCATATAGACTTAAAAGCAGCCCATTCCTTTGTTGACTCTATATCTCTAATTTGTTCGTCACTGAGATTCTCAAAATATCTCTCAGCATCTTCAAATCTCTTTAGATTTTTCAAGTACTCCTGAACTACATCCATAGTCCCTCCTTAAAATGGCACATCATCTGCCACACTATCCAATTCTACAAACTCAACTTGGTCAACATGACCATACTTGTAGTCCTTAACCAACTCTTCTTTTGCCATCCAAAATCGTTTCCTCATGCTATCAAAGTGAAGCCTGGCACTGATTCCTTGCTTGCCTGTAATACGATTCTTCAATATCCCAATCTTAGTAACATCACTGACAACCTCAGTCTTAGGATCAACACTAATATCCCTAGTCAATATCAACTCATAATCTGCCAGGTTGACCACTTCACTGGCACCTGCCACATCATGCATATGATATTTTTTGTCCTTTTCAGACTTTTTCTTTGGATGGGCAACCAATATAATGCATATCTTATACTTCCTAGCTAATTCTTTTAACTTTTTGGCCAGTCTTTTTTGCTTGTCATACTCTTCTAACCCAGAGTTATCAACCGTCATCATGTTATCTAAGATAAACAACTTAACATCCTTGGTCCTTATAAGGTATTCAATACTATTCAGCAAATTATCTATAGTTGAAGCTGCATCTTCAGAGTAGATATACAGTCTATTCTTAATCCACTTCCTAATCAAATCCTCACCATGCCTAGTGACATCATAGTAGCTGCCAGTTCTTCCCTTAAACTCCTTTAGGTCATCAATGTTGGCCACGGTCCTCATAAACCACTGCAAAATATTGAAGCTGGTCAACTCTCCAGAGTAGAGCATACATCTTTGCCCATGCATGATATTTTGAGCAATTATCTGATTTAGCAGGGTAGACTTACCACTACTAGGCTCACCGGTCAATACTGTCAAGCTACCATATACTAATCCACCTAGTAGACTATCCAGCTCCGCAAACCCAGTTTCAAGACCAGATGTTAGATCTGTCCTTTTTATTTCTGATGCATCTACAAATAGTGATTCAACCGACTTATTATACTCAATACTTTTGCCCAATTCATCAATACATCCCCTGATGCTATCAGCAGGCTTGGTATCAAGATCTCCTAGCAATTCCAGCAACTGCTCTTGAATGCCCCTCTTGTAGGCCTTGTCCTTTACCTCGTCAATGTAGTACTGCATATTGACTGGGAGAGCATTTCTTGTAAGGCTAGCTAGTGTACCTGCATCCGTATCTGAACCCATCCTAGACAGTTCACTTGATATACTGACTATATCTATAGGCTTTTTACTTTTATGGAGCGCCACCATAGCTTGATACAGGAATCCATATCCCTCACCGTAGAAATCTCTAGGACTTACCCCAGACTCTATGGCTTTTACTATCAATTTTTCATCTAGTATGATAGATCCCAATAGGGCCACTTCACACTCAGAGTTACATATAATTCCAGCCATCTTTCTCCTCCTGCTTGAATGGAATTACTTTTTTATCTCTAGGCATAGCCATGTACAGCTTATCAAATTGCTTTCTTAGCTTGTCAGTAGATAATATGTTCTTGTGCCAGAAGTCATCTTGCTGACACCACCTAATCACAGCCTCAACATCATCTATTGACCTCTTATCAATCCTTAGCATTTTGTCCACATGTCCACACCAGTTATCCATGTTAGGTGCTTTAAACTTTGGATTGTTTTCCCTTATCAGCTCATAAAGGAGATTAGCAAGTCTAAACTCTTCAGAGTTTGGACTATATACTATATCTTCTTTCTTCTTACTTCTTGTTAGGGGGCGACCCACAGTGGACTTTGTGTCAATGTTTGGTGTATCTTGCGTTTGTTCTGTGTGCCTATCTTGATATGTTGCCCAATTTGCAATAGTTATAACTGTGTGAGTACTGTGTGTTTCTTTGGTTAAAAATCCATACTGTTCTGCGTGATTTATGGTTGTTCGCACAGTTTCACGAGTACAATCTTTTCCACACCTGTCTGCTATTCCTTGAAGAGACGAAAACACTTGTCCTGGAAGGGTTCTATACTTTTTGCCCTTATATACCCACTCCTTTTCCTCATGATCTGCCATCAACAATATAGTTATAATCACGTCCCTTTGTTTGCCCATTAGAGACCTATAAAATACGCTGTTTAAAGTTTTTCTGTGAAGTTTTATCCATCCTGCCGTCATAGTAGCTATACCTCCCTTGCTTTTCTCTCAACTTTGGGTTATAATATCTGTAATAATTGTTTTTGGATCCGTATTTGCGAGAGCGGGTCCTTTTTTTTATGATTATTTCAATAATCTTGTATATCAATGTTCCTATGATTAAATACTTCATAGGTATGCCTAATACAATTAATATTGCTAGCATTAATGCAGCTATATTTGATAATATATCCATCAACTTACTCTCCTCTCGTCCAAATACTTGCAAGCCATATTCAGTAGCCTTGTCTTGATACTCTTACTCTTAATCAATTTGAAACAATCTGCAGTCCTAAATTTTCTGCCATTCTTACTAATTACTAGCACATCACCCATATGTTTGAAAAATCCTGACTCTAGATCCTTTTCATAACAAGTTACTACTAGATCAGTTCTTTTATGATTTACAACAAACCTGTAGTTATCGTCCTGTATAGCCTGTATTTCCTGCTTGACTAACATCCCATCACCTTATTAAACCTTTCTTCTCCTGCATATTCTTTTAACTTCTCCGGATAAATCACATAATTGAAAGTCCTGTTTGTCTCTTTCGTTTTGAAAGCAGTTCCAAAAGGGAAAGCCCCTCTTTGTAGGCCAACCCTCACACTCTGAGGTGTTACCCCCAGCATAATAGCTGCGTCTACTACTCTTATTTTTGACATATCACTACCTCCTGTACAATAATTCATATGAACTCTGAATCAGACCCTTTATAAGATGCTCTAATTCTGTCCAATCATCTACCTCATTGTCAGATATAATTCCATCTGATGCTATTCTGACAATTTCTAACTTTTTCTTATCCATACTTGCCAGTTGATTCAAGAAACCAAGCGTAGAACAACACAGGTCTTTGTCCTTTAGATTAGGCAGTACCATTTCTCCTACTTGGCTATTCTCCAGATGTTCGTAGGCTAGCTTCATGTCTCCATACAACAGACACATCCTTCTAGCGATGTCATTCGCTGGAATATATGATCCATTTTCATATCTCTTGATGGTATCTACACTGATGCCTAGATGTTCAGCAGCCTTTTCTTGAGTTAGGCCTACCAATTTTCTGTATTTTCTATATATGTTTTCCATATACTACCTCCTATTCTTATAAAACTTTCATTTCCCACACTTTATTTCTTGATATAATGTACTTACAGGCACTAGCCGAGTCTAAAGAAAGGAGATCAAGCTAATGGACCTACAAAGTATTAAAACAGTCTACGAAACCTTTGAATCAAGTGACTGTAACAAATTGCTAAAAAATGGTTGGGAATTACTTGCAGTAAATCTATATCAAAATGGTGATATTGAAGTTCCAGTATCTGACACAAAATATATTCTTGGAAATTCAAAATTTATTGATACATCAGAAGTTACTGACTTTTTACACCCACCAAAATATGATATCAATGGATGGAAACAAATCTAGCCTTCCCTTAGGCCATTGATTATCTCTGTAAACTTCGGTGCATACCCTACTATGAACATAGTTATAGGTCTATAACACCTTGCCCTTAGGGTATGCACTTGAAGTATGTACCAATCTCTTTCTCTTGATAGCAACGAATTAAATCCTGATTCGCTCAAGTTTTTTACCTTTTCTACATAAGGATATATATTAGGTTTTCTCTGCTCCGATATCCTTTCTGCTATATAATCATCACTTATCCATTCAAGTTCCATCTCTTTTTCTTTTTCATTAATCTCTCTAATCATGTTTTTTTCTCCTTTTTCAAATTAATTTATTTCATGTTTCATACCAGTAATGTTATAATTATCTAAAACAATACTAGGAGTAACATTTATGGCACCTGGTCAAAAACTCTATGCAACTTTATTTGACCAAAACTTTAAGGATTTACCTAATGAATTAAAATTTACTCTTTCCTATACATCAACATCTGGAAATAAATACGGCGAGACTTTCAATATAAACTTCAACTCATTAGATGGCTTGGCTCTTACAACTACTCATATCAAAAATCAAGAACATGCAATAAAAACAATTGCTACTAGCATACAAGGATATATAAATCATCAATTATAGACCTATTCTTAGATGTCTCAACCTCTCAATACTGGCTTTTAATACATATTCACACACACCAATGCATTGAGCTTCCTCGGGGAGCTCTTTTTTTATAGATTCATAAATTGAATTTACACACCTGTCTATCTTTTCTGATTTGATAGTTAATCCCATGTCTTCAAACTCTATGTACATAATTTCTCCTTTTCTTATGAAATAGTGCATTTTCTGCACTTCATTTTGTTTATTCAGTTTGTTATTATATCTATAACAAATTGTTATAAATGTTTATATAATTTAGCCACTAACGTCATATAAATCTTCAAATGAAATATTATGCACTTCGCATATTTTAAATGCGATTTCAATAGGCAATTTCC